ATCCAATAGAATTATATGTAATTACACCTGCATTTGAATATGCAGATGGAACTCCATCATTTACACTTCCGCTAATAATATTATACACATCTAATTGTTTTTTGACTACAGATGAATCATCAATAAATGTAAATTGTCCCTTAGAACCACTTATGTTAAATTCAATTTGACCTTCATCTATACGGTCTTTATATTTATCAGCTGAAAAATTTAATACTACTATACCAGAACTAGTAACAGATGTAGTTGAATCGGCGGATGTTGCTATTGTATAATTACCTGTTTTAAAATTAAAAAATGTGTCGTCGGGAGTTAATAAAACGTTTTTGTATTGATTATAAATTGCTTTGGTAGGACGAACGTATAATGTTGTTGAATCTGTTATAGATGAACCGGAACCATAATAATCACCATAGGTTATTGAAAAATGTGGTTGATTTTGATAGTAAACATTATAATAATATAACCCGTTTTGAACATCATATGCATTTGAACCTGTCAAAACTACTTGTGTAGATGATGTTGTAAAAGATGATTGTGTAACGGCGTAATTACCGTCAACCCAAAATCCGGAAGACACTTTGTTAATTCTTCCTGTTACTATATCGGTAGATTCGAAGTTTTTAAAAATCATATTTTATTAAGTAGTTGTAGTTGGAACTGTTACGGTAACTGGAATTGTAAGACTACCTCCGCTTTCATTTCCAATAATGGTTAAAGTTGTAGTTATTGTAGATATTAAAGCATTATTAGGCACAAATTTAAATTTACTACCAACTACCACTTGAGAAGAAGCAGTAACAGCATCACCAGCAAAACTTGGAACCGTTGCACTGGTAGAATTAATACTATTTGTTTCTGTCACCAATAATGTACCGGCATTTTTATTACCTAAAATAGCAGTATATCCTAGAGTTGTATTATAAGTTGGATTCGTACTTGGAGAAATTATAAATTCACTTGTATTTAATCTGTCAGTTGTAATATTTGTTTGTGCAATCGAAATTACTGGAATTGCTGTAACTCCAGATGGTAAAGTTACTAATTTGTACTTCATTACTTGAGTTTCATCGCTAAATGGTTCTAATATAGGTGTATTTCTTATAGAAATATCGTAGAAAGCACTACCAAGTGGATGAGTTGAATTATATAGATTATAATCAATTTCATCGTCGGCTAGTGCAAATGATGTAATATTCAATGAACCATTTTTTGCTAACAATTGTCTACCTTTTTGGGTTAAAATCGCATCAACTGTTATTGTTTTATTATCTAAGTATGCCATATAATATAAGTATATTTGTTAATAAATATTATTCATTAAATCTTTTTTATGAACTTATCAATGAATTTTGAGAAACTTGTAAGTTTATTTGAGTTCTTTCTATTGGAGATGAATTATTTAGATTACCTTTATCATCTACTGTTGTATATACATTTTGACTAGATTTTTTATAAAAAGAACCAGTTGATGAATTTACAAAGTATTGGTTGGTTGAAAATCTTGAAATTCTTCTCTTTAATGAATAATGTCCTATAGGATAAGATTCGGTATCAAACGTTGAAGAACTATTGTCATAAGTATTAAACAAAGACGAAGAATTTATATTTAAATAAGAATATGTATTCACCAATTTACTACCAGAATTTTCCAAACTAGTATTTGGATTTCTACCAAATAAATAAAGTTTTTTATTATTTTTATAAATATAATTCGGTTCGTATTTATCGAAAAATGAACCGCTAATTGAAAATACACTCAATCTCTTATCATAATTTAAACTTGAAAATTGAAATGTTGTATAATTATTCGATGGATAAGATGATGGATGCATTGATGATGTCAATAATCCATATGTTGAGGAAGTTAATGGAAAATCTAATCCATTTTTATTTAAATTAACTTGCTTAATACTTGTATATTTTCTTTCAAATGAAGCTGAAAAATTTCTAAGTGGTTGATACGAACTATTTAAATCATAAGCAATTGCACTATTTACTGGTCGATTTTGGTATTTATTTCTTTCCAAAAGACTTGGTTCGATTAATATACCATCAATTATTTTGCTTCTTGCCGGCAATAATTGTCTTACAGTTTCAAAGAATGAACCATCAAAATAATTCTTATAAAGAGTCATAAACTCTTGATACAAGACTGGTTCAGATAAATTATATTTGTTATAATTGTCTCTTAGAGTTTGTAAATTTTCATAATTTTCTGCAAAAATATTTGATGGATTGCCAATATAATCCATTAAATCATATTCACCTAAGAAATTTAAAATGTCATCGTCTCTTACTTTAAATGGAGAAATGTATACTGCTAATAAATTTGAATCTGTAGTTACCAAATTGTTTACTGCACTAGTTTCATTAGACATCAATCTAGTTTCAACAGTTTGAGATGCTTTATTTATTTTTTGATTCTTAAATTTATTAGGGCCATATTGACCTAATTTAATATTTTGATTGATTTCGATTTCATCAAATTGATATGGATATAAAGATGCAGAGACAGTTAAACAATTTGATTGTGTAGTTGTATTTTGTACAAAATTATATGCAGAGGCACTATATTGTGAATATAATTTATTTGCATTTCTCACAACAAAAAATGAACCAGTATACATGTTTACCGGATAATCATAACTATATCTAAAATATAAATTATCATAAGTTGTACTGTCATTATTTGTTTTATATGAATCAAAGTTCTTACAATGTTCTATAAATGATTCATCATCCAATTCGTGTTTCCAAAGATTTATCTTATCAATATTTCCTTGAAATAAATTTCCGCCTCCAGCGTAGTTTCCTACATATAAATTTCCAAAATCATTAAATGTATAGTTAATAGCTTCGGTTCCACTAATTATTGATTTTGTATCATCGAATACAATTTCATCATTATCAACTGAAGTAACTCTCAACGAATAACTGTATGGTAATTGACCACCAGATCCAGTATCAAAACTTCCTGATAAATTGATTTGTTTGATTAAAACATTAAATACATTACCATTAAATAAAGGCAATGAATCTGTTTCAAGATAATCAGTAGATGATCCGTATGGCAAAGACATATCAAATTTCAATTTACCAAATGTATCTTTGATTTCTTTTTTGATGGAAACGTCCCAATTAACAGTCTTTAAAAGATAAACTTTGGTATTTTGAGGATAGATATAATCCGAGTCAATTCTGAATTTAAATTCTATTGAATTAACATAGTTTGATGATCCTGAAACGGGAATTACAATTGCATCTCCGTTTTTAGTATATTTAGTAAAATAGTACTTATTTTGGTAAGTATATGATGAATTATCTTCTTCGGATAATTTATTTCCGCCATATTCTTTGACATTTAATAAACTACGAGGAATTCCATAAATATTTGATATTACCCGAATACATTCTTCTGTTCCTTTAGTTTTATAAATTAATGGTAATGTATTTAAAATTCTATTCCATATAATCTTTAATTTATCATAATCGGAATAAGCATTTGAACCTGATAAATAATTTGATTCTATCGATGAATTATCAAATGAGCTAATAGGATCCCATCCAAACTGTTGTAATAATGTATTTGCAACAGTACTCACATAACTTGAAGACAAATTACTTTGAACATATTGTTGAGTTGGAAAATTCTTTATGTACAAATAAATGTTATCAAAATGATGTCCAATCATTGATAAAAATATTAAATAATCTGTATTATTATCATCTACCAAAATAAACTCAGGAGTATTATTTACTAAACTATCTCTATTATTTTTATCATATTCTATTGCATTTTCAATATAATCCGGATAGTTGAAATTTTCTACATATGCACCATTAACAAATGATGTTGTACTTCCACTTACTAAAGTAATATTTTGATACAAGTATGTATCGTATCCATCAAAAGAGTTGAAAATTGTATTTAATTGGCTTTGATATTGATTAATTTCATTTGCATATGACGCACTTATGAATGAATAAGAAGATAATAAAGTATAAGATGACCCACTATTCGCAGCAGAAGACGATAATGTAGTAAGTTTTGAATTTATCAAATAATTAATTTGATTTATAGATGAAATTTTATTTAAAAATAACTTGGTTCTTAATTCTGCCGAACTAAATACTATAAAATTAGAAAAATCAGAATACTCAACATTTAAATTATTTAATTTTTTATAAAATTCTACATCATTTTTTGTAGTGTTATCCAATTTTAAATCATTTATATTAAGATAATTTACAGGAGTAGATTTATATGAATCAGTTGCAACTTTGAAGTTAGGACCTGATATTTTAAAGTTTCTCTTTACACTTGGAACATTAATTACAAATTTTTGAATTATAGGTACAAGAGAAATATTTGATATCCAACATTTATCTCTTATTGAAATATCGATTGGTAATTCAGTAAATAATTTAACAATAATATTTGTATTACCGTTTTCTTCTACAAATGTATAATTTAATATTGTATAAAATTCATCGTTTCCAAAATTTAATGCATTTTTTAAATAAGAATATAATTTGTTTTCGTGATAATTTTGAATTGTATTAACTACATTAGAAATAAAATTTGTAAAAAACAAATCAAAAATAAAGTTTTCAACTTTAACAGTTAATTCAGCATTTTTTGTATAATATGAATTTATTTGTTCTAATCTTATTGATATAGATTTTTGAACTATATACTTAAATTGTTGCTTTATTTCTTCAAATGAATAAATTGATTTATAATATGTATACAACCAATCTTTAATATAATTTTTAGTTCCTTCAAAACTATTTTGTATTAATTGTTCATTTTGAGAATTAATATAAGGTCTATTAAAACCATTGTAAGTGTCATCTAAAAATGATAAAACATCCACATCAGATTTAAATCCAAAATTAGTTCTTAACAAAGAAAAAATATCTTTATTATTTAATAATAATTCATCACTTTTATTATAAATTTGATATGAGTTTAAGAAGTAATTGAATAAAGGTATTGTATCTCTAATCAACGCTGCTTTTCTTGAAAATGATTGATATTCGAGATTAACCAGTATATTTTCTTCTTTATCTAAATCTAATTTAAATGACGGAATAAGTTTAATTTCTTTTCTGCTAGGAGAAATTTCTTTAATGTATAATGGATAGTTCGGATTACCAGCAACGTTTCTTAAAAAGTTATAACTAACAACGTGATTACCGGAATTTATATTTGATTCTGATAAATCTTTTAATACACCGAGTAAAATTTGTTTATTAAATGAAACTTGATAATTACTTTTATATTCTTTATAACTGTAATTTAAAGTTTTATTGTCTACATCTTTATAGGTTTTATTTAATACAGAATATGTGGATGAAATGGGTAAATAGTTCCAAATATTGATATTACCTTCAATATCATATACACTAAACTCTATGATATCTTGTTCAGAGTTTCCAAAATAATATTCTTGAAATGGAACATCATTAAACGTATCCAATTCACTTTGAATGAAATATGAGCCACTATTTAATGACCCACTATTGGATGAAATTGTTGGAAAAGGAAATGCCATAATTATTCATTTTCCGATTTTAAATTAAATGGAAATGTATCAGAAAAATCTTCTGGTTTATTTCCCTGCTTTAATTTTATTCTCAGTTCTACTATTAAATTTTTAGCTGCACTCAATTGTGATTTGGAAGAGTCAGCTTGAATTTCATCTACCAAGTCATTTAATTTATCTTTTAAGTCTTGATTTTCGGATAATACTTTATTGTACTCATTTAAAAATGTTTGATTTAAAATTTGTTTTTCAACAGGAGTCTCGGTTTGAATTTCGGAAATGTTTATATCATATAAATTTTCAATTTCATCTTTTTTATAATTAAAATTTATTAATGGAAATGTGATATATTGTTCATTAACATTACTAGCACTAATATATAAATTTACATTTCCAAATTCATCTATATTATTAGTGAATTGGCCTGTTGTAAAAAAATCATTTATTTGTGATTGTATACTCATCTTGATACTTTAAATATATTTCCGTTGTCGAATATCAAAGTTTCTCCGTTTATTTCGGTTTTTATCAAAATTCTATAATATCTTTCTACAGGCAATCCAGTTGTATCTAATATAAAATAATGAATTGCACCATCACAACTTAATTTTGTATAGTCATCGAAATCAATTACAAAATTTTCACTTTCATTATCCTTAATAGCATAATATGAATTTGAAGGTAATAAACTTGAACTTAAATATTGACTTTGTTGATATCCTTTTACAAAATTCTTAAGTGGAGATTTTTCTCTAGCAAATATATTAATACGAGGTACGCTTCCAAATTTATAGTCTTTTGTAACATTTTTAACTACTATTGTATATGGATTAAAACCAGTTAAAGATACTAAACTTCCACTAATATATACACTATCATCCCATTTAACATCTAAATATGGTTGATAAATAGTGTTAGTTTCTTTACTAAAAAATCTAATAGTAGAATTAATATCATTTGATTGTATTAATTCCAAAGAACTTATTAATATTAATCCATTATTTGGTACACATCCACAAATCCATCCTTTAACTACAGAAGTAACATCCATATAAATATCGGATGTACTATAATCATAAGACTGTGAACAAATCAGTGAACTCCCACTTAATGACGATGAACAAAAAGAAGAAATATAAACTGATGCACTTGGTGTATTATAAAAAGAAGAAGATGTATTTGAACTAGGTTGAGAATAATTTGATGGAACATTATAAAACCAAGTAGCACCTCCATTTTGGAATGAACCTGTTGAAAAACTGGAAGTTAACAAATAATCTGTAAAATTATACGTTACTGTTGATGCGGTTGGACTATACCATAAACTAGCTGTATTTTGAGTAGTATTATAATACCAACTTGCACCAAAACTGCCTAAACCTTCAGTATCATATCTCCCAATTCCCATATCCCAACTTTTACTGATTGGATATGCATATATTTTATAATCTAAAGGTACTTCTTCTGTAGAAGATGCTTTTAATTTTAAATAAAATTTGCAATTATTATTGATATCACCACTTAAAAGAGAACTAGAAATTGAAATTAAATCAAATTGAATTAAAATTCTACTAAATTCTGGGTCATTTGTGAAAGTGGTGGTTGGACTATATACACTTTGAGTACCTAATAGTAAACCGTTTATACACCCATTATAATTTGTTAAAGACCCACTTGCACTATAAATTGAACCAGTGAATGAACCTATAATACTTCCACTTACGCTACCAGTTACAGACCCGTTATAGTTAGTCAAACTAGATGTAATTTGAATACCTGCACCATAAGTTCCTGATACATAACCGTTATAATTGGTGGATGTGAATTGAGATGAACCACTAATATATAAATTTGCTGAATTAGATGAACCAGATAAATAACTTGATGATATACCGCCTATATAATTGATTACATTAAACGTAGTATAACTACCAGACAAGCTAGATGATACATAAAAACTTACATTACTAACTAGTTGATTTTGCGCTTTTAATTCTAAAATCTCATCAATTCCAAAATTTTTATTTTCATAACCGGTTTCATTAGTTATGAATGTATCTTGTTTTGGAAATATAAATGTATGCATACTCTATTATAAATATAAGTATGAAATTTATAAGACTTTTAATGATAAATTTATTAAATTACTGATCCTCTTATATCATTATCTGGAAATTTAACTTCAAATACAGATGGGTCTAATGATGGATAAATAATTTTATTCAGTGTAGCTTCAGATAAATTATATTCATGTGGAGAATAATCTCCGTCATTTTGAGTCAAATTTTTAAACTTAACTTCTGCTACCGATTGAACTCCTTCTATTTTTGCCAATTCAAGTTCAAATTGGTTGATATTAATTGGTTGATTAAAATACCATTTATCAATATTAAAGAATTCTTTTGCTTTTTGAAGACATTGGTCTAAAACTTCTTTTTTATTAAAATTATTATATATTAATATTTTAAAATCAACTCCAATATTAATGATATATCCATCAATTATGTTTACACTGTCTGAAATAATTTTATATTTTTGTAAATATTGTCTAACGTTATAAATTAATGCGTCATTAGTTTGTGTTAAGTTTTTATTTGAATTATAACTTAAAATGTATAAATTTAAACTAAATGGATTTGAAGTATCAAAATTTACTTTTCTATAATTATTTTCAAGTGAATTATCGATTAAAGTTGTTTGATTTTCATTGTCAATAAATCCGTCTAATAAAGTTTTTGTAGTAGAAATAGATAAATCTGAATTTGGTATTACCATCGCTTTCGCAATTGAACCAAATCTAGGTGGTAAAGAATAAATTCTAGTAATATAATCATCTGTAGTTACTGTTCTATTTTGAGATGCAAAATTAGCTAAAGCATTTTGTCTTATTTCTTCTACACTTTCTTCATTTTGTCCACCAACTGCTGGATTTGTATTTGTAATTCTTAAAGAATTTTTTACAGTAGTTAATAAAGAATTTTGTGAGGGTGTTAAACCAGATACATCGTTTAAAAATGTAACTGAATTTATATTTTTAATTGTATCTGAAGGTGAATTTGATTCTAATCCCCCTCCTACTAAATATTGAACCGTTAATACTGTATTTGATGGAGATTGTCCGAATGTTTCTGATTTTAGTAACTTACTGGTATCATAATTTAAATTTAAATTACTAATATTAGTCAATCCTACACCAACTAATTCTGAATTTGGATAAATAACTTCATCCGATGACGAATCAATCCCAGCACCAAATTCCAGATAAGTTGTATTATTTGCAGTAACATTTACTACAAATTTACGAGAAGTTTTTAAACTTTTAATTAATTTTGGCACTTCTGTTGAGTATTGTACATAATTGTTGTTGGTAAATTCAGTATTTTCAGTTTCTGTAAATACTAAATCTTGAGCTAAATAATCGACTTCATACCATTTATTATTATCACTGTCTCTTACATCAATTATATCAACTACATTGTTCTCAGATAATGAAATTTTATAAAATTGGGTTGCAGTACCAACTGTAAATGAATCAGTTGTAATTTTTCCCGCAATAACTTTTACTGATTTTTTGAGTAAGAAAAATTGTGGAATTCCATAATCATCTCTTGAATATACTGTTGTTTCTCTTGGAGAAAACTTACTATCCAGTGAAAAATCGACAGGATCGGTTGTAATAAAACTTACTCCACTTTCATTTGAAACTTCCATATACTCTCTAATTTTAAGAGCATAGTTATTGTCCGGTATATAATTGTTACTTGAATCTTTTGTAGAAGGAATAATTTGATATAAATCAATATTTGTAGTTGCAGATTTAGTAGGTTTGGTTTTATAACCAAGATAATTTGCTAATGCCAATACATTTTTACGTTCTTCTGCATATGGCATTAAACTTTCTTTAAATTGATAGTCTGTATAGTATGAAAGAACATCTCCAATATAGGATGCCATTTCAATAAACATCATACCAGGAGAAGCATCGCTGAAATCTTTATAAGTTCTTGGAAAATAGGTTTTTGAATACTCAATTAAAGACGCTTTAAAAGATGAAAAATCTCTATTAAGATATTTAATGTCTTTTTTAGAACTATTAAATGACTTTTGTATAATGTCTGCCATAGTTAAATATTATTTTGATTAACTGTCAAATTTAAAGTATCAATTTGATTGTTAACCGTGAATTGTATTTTTATATATAATATATAACTATCTGTTAGTTCATTTTTTTCTTGATTTGATAGACCAATATCAATTTTATTTACAGTTACTCCTGGTACATAATTATTTATTTCATCGGTAATAATTTGTTTTATTATATCAGGAGAGTCTACTAAATTTTGTTCAAATAAATATTCTTGTAAACCCGAACCAAAATTAGGATTCATTCGTCGTTCTCCCTTTTTGGTTCTTAATAAATTGGTAATATTAGCTTTTACTTGAGTCAAAGTATCATAACTTTGTTCAAAGTAGCCATTTCTACCAATTTGAAGTGGTAATGTTAATCCTATCGGATTCATATTATGTCATTGATACCATGCCAGAACCTATTGTTCCGTTTTGTTTCTTTTTATCCACAGCTTTCATTAAACTTCTAAAATCTCTGTTAAGAACATTCATAACTTTTCCTTGTTCTTCTGTTACCGGAGTAGGATTAGGTTCTTGAATTTGCGTTGATTCATTCAATTGCATACCAGAAAAAACTTGTGATTTAAATTGTGAATCAAGTCCTATCATAGAATCTTCTCTTGGTATTTTTACAACGGTTTGATTCAAAATCTCATTTAAAACTGGGTTACTTGAGTATTTTTTAACTTCTTTCGGCTTTTGAAAACTTTCTTTAACTACAGTTTTTGATTGAACTGTCGATTCATTTACTTGTTTGCCAGTTAATGCTTCGGTCAATACCTTCGGAATTAAAGTAGGTAATGTTTTGTCCAACTCTTCTCTAATTATTGCCCTAATTAATTCTTTTAATTCGTTTGTTTTCATATTCTATATAATTATCATCAAACTTTTGGGATTATATTATTTATTTTATCATTTATTTGTTGTGCGGTAGGTGGTTTTGGTATTTTTATTATTTTTATTCTCTTACCAACACCGGACTTAATTTTTGGCAATGATATTTTTTTCAAACCACTTCCTATCGCTCCTGCTGCTCCACCAACAACACTGCCTGCAGCACCAGCAACTCCACTAACCAATCCGCCTGCAGCACCAGTAACTCCACTAACAACACTGCCTGCTGCGCCAGCAACTCCACCTACTGCACTACCAACTCCACTTACCAATCCACCTGCAACTCCTCCAACTAAAGGTACATTACTTAAAACACCACCGACAGCACCAGTAACTCCACCAACAACACTGCCTGCTGCGCCAGCAACTCCACCAACTCCACTAACAACACTGCCTGCTGCACCAGTAACTCCACTAACAATACTACCTGCTGCGCCTGCAACTCCACTAACTAATCCGCCTGCAGCACCAGCAACTCCACCAACAACACTGCCTGCTGCGCCAGCAACTCCACTAACTAATCCGCCTGCAGCACCAGCAACTCCACCAACAACTCCTCCTACAGTACCAGTAAGTCTATTAACTGTTTTT